AGCTCAAACCCAGTCCGAATCTCGCGGATTAGGGCATCCTTCACAGCCCCTTCTCCGGGCAGCGCGGTGATGATTTGCATAAAAAAGGGCTCCCCCTAGTGGAGGAGCCCCATTGTAACAGCCTAGGCTGGTCTTAGCTGAACTTGTTCAGGTCGAGCACGCGCAGGGCGATGACGATCTCGCCCGCCGTCAGCGACGCGACAGCGGAGTCGGTCACCTTGACATACACTTCCGTCTCGGACGCGACGGCCTTGACCGCCTTGCTGTAGCCGGAGGTGAACTGGTCACCCGTGTTGAACACCGGAACAGTCATCGCGTCCACATCGAGGGCGTCGATGAACTCGTCCGGGTCACCGGAGGTGGTGCCAACGTCGATCACCAGCGTGCTGGAGCCCGCGATGTCCACCGTGTTAGCGACCGCCGCCAGCTCCACCGCCGAGTTGGCGGGAAGCTTGGCAATGACCAGACTGCCACCGTTGCCGATAGCCTTCAGATCATTGTAGTCCAGACGAACAACGTCCGTGAAACCGCCCAGTTCGTTGATAGCAACTTTAGCCATTGTAGTAGTCTCCTTGGTTTAGGGTTAGCTCAGGACGGTGATCTTGCCGTGCGCGCCCGGATGCGCCACCTTGAGGGTGCCGGTCCAGTCCACATAGCCGCGCTCACCACCACCGAGATTCGGCAGGCGGGTCGAGCCGAGGGGGATCAGCTCGCCAACCGCGTAGTACTCGGGGTTGATCAGGTAGCCGGTGTCCTTGTTCGTGGTGTCCGGCGCGCAGTCCGGGTTCATATCGACGATGGTGACGATGCCGTGGTCGGACTGATACTGACCAACGGACAGCTTGATCAGGCCGGAAGCCGAATTGCTGTTGAAGGTACGGATCGGGCCGGTCGAGCTGTCAGCACGGGCGAAGTCGCTGATGACCCGGCGAAGAGCCGTGTCAGCGATCAGGGTGAGGCTGTTCGTCACACCGGACACCCGATAGATCGAGGTGATCAGGTTGTTCAGAACGGTCTCGTTGAACGTGCCGGAGGCGTGGATGGAGCCGGACGGGGTGCGGTAGTCCGAGGGGACATCCGAAGGACCAGCCGAGTCAATCCAGTCACCGAGGCCGCGCATCGTGTAAGCGACGCCGCCACCGTTCTCAGCCGCACGGTCCTGAGTGCCGAGGAGGGTCTTCTCAACGTCACGCTTCAGTTCCTTGACGCCCTTGAGTTCCGCACGGGCGATGTCCTGCGGGCCAACCGAGGAGACGGCCTGCTGGAGGTCCGACACGCGGTAGGACCGGCGGAGCTTCTGGACGTAGTTACCAAGGCGGGCGACCGACTCAAACTTGTCGTCGAAGTCAGTAACGTCAGCGCCTTCGGAGACCGCCGTGGAGGTCGGGGTGGACAGCTTGTCCACGCCCCACTCAACGAAGGTGCCATTGCACTTGAACTTGTCCGCCGTGCTGAGAACGGGGGTCTCAGAGGGGGACAGCATCGACATAGCGTCCTGCAGGTCTTCGCGGTTAAGGGCCGCGCTGCCGGGCGAGGTGGTATCGTAGGTATTCGAGAACGACATAACTAATTAGGTTTTACGTTTGGAGATTTGAGCTGCACGGAGGGCGATGAAGTCGTTGCTGCTTCCTGTTTGTTTAAAGCGGGCTTCCACTTCCTTTAGGGACTTTTCCACCCGGCTATCCACCCGTTCGGAAACGGATGCATTGGTCGAGGGATTTGACGGAGGATTGAGTGACGGCGACTTGGAAGTCGGCTCAATGACTCGGCGGCCATACATAGAGTTGGCTGCGTGAGCGATGAGGTACTCAATCTGCGGCGCGATCTCGGGGACAGCTTCCTTCACGCGCATCAGACGGGGGTCATTGACCATCGCCTCATAGCGTTTACGGGTATCGTTGTCCTCGCCATCGAGCCAACCCAGCTCCTTACGGGCCTGCTGCTTGAAGCTGCCTTCAAGCTGTTTCCGCTGCTCACCCTGTTGCAATTCGCTGAACTGCGCGGGGATGAACTTATCGCGGGCCTTGCGGGCCTTACGGAGTGAATCACGGATGTCCGCCTTGGTGTATTCCTTGCCGTCCACCGTCGCCGCAACGTCAGTTGCAGAGAGGTCTTCAGCGCGGAACAGAACCTCCTCAGCCCACTCAATGACCTCATCGACCTCCTTGCGCTTGCCTTGGAGTTCGCTGAGATCCTTTACGTTGGCGTAAGGGTTGTTCTCCACCTTCGGCTCGGGGATTTGCTGCTTCGCTTGCGCGATTGCAGCCTCAAGAGCAGCCGCCTTCTCTTCAGCCATTTTTCGTTTGGCAGTCAGTTCAGCGATGCGCTTGAGCAGACCGCTCTTACCCTTCTGGGCAAGCTCGGCAATCTCCTCATCCGTCAACTCGTCAATGTCCTTAGAAAGAACCTCCTTGGGATTCGTTTCCTTGGGCTGAGAATCGCCCTCCTTGGAGGGAGCCTCATCCTTCGGAACTTCTTCCTTCGGAGCCGCTTCAGGCGTTACTTCGGCTTTCACCTTGGTACGCTTGGCAATTCGGGAGGACAGGAAATCCTGATCCGTCATTGGCTTGTTTTCCACGGCGGGTTTAGCGTCTGCCGCGTCGGACGTTACGACTTCTGACATAGGATTGTGAACCGCCGTATTTGCGCCCCGGCGAATGCGATGGCCGGAATCCTACCACAGTAGACTTAGTGCTTGACCTAGAGCCCTATTGCTGAGGCTATTAGACGCCCAATGGTGCAAAGCATAGCATTTCGCTGGTTAGGACGCTGACGTTCTACCGAGGCCTCGCCCACAGGCGGGGACGGCCACCTCGGGGATTAAGCGAAGATGCGGGTTGGAGCCCCGCTTGGGCGTAATTTATGGACCCTAAAGCCCTAGAAAGACTGCACAATAGCCAAGACTTCCTCGCCTTCCTCCGGGATGTGAAGGGAGGCCGGGAGTACTGGATTCGCCAACTCCACGATGTGAAGACGGAAGCCCTTCAACAAATCAGCGGGCGCATCCTCGCGGCAGATGACATCCTCTACAACGCGAGGTACGAGGAACTAGAGTCCCGGTTTACCCGGTTGCATTCAGACCCTGAGTCTGGACTTCGCCCATTTGCGCCGGTTGCGTACCAATCCGACCAATCTGAGCGTTCTGCGCCTGCTGCATCTGGAACTGGTACTGCTGAATGTACTTCTGCAAACGAGCTTGGAACGACTCGTCGGACTGCATCCGCTGGGAAACGTCGGGCTGCTGCACATACTGCTGTATGACCTGCATTGCGACCTGAGCCCCGTTAGGACGGGCTCCGACCTCAATGCCAGCGTAAATCTTGGACAGATCGTCGGTGACCTGCTTGACGATCTGTTGCTGGGCCTCCTGAGCAGGCTGGAGAACGCTATCAGCTAGTAGGGGATTAACCGCCGCAGCCATCACTTCCAGCATCCGGTCCACGTTAATGCGACCATTGCGGTCGAACTGGAGGAGGCTGACGAACTGGTTAAGCTGCGCCTCAAGGGTCTCGGGATCGGTCGTCAGGACATCGAAGTTGATGTTGATGTCGAAGTTCTCATTCGGATCGCCGCGACCAAAGCGCACCGGATCGGGATTCCCCGTTACGCGGAAGAACACCTGCTCGGGACCGAACCGCTGATAGCACTTGTAGGTCATCCGCAGTACGTCTCTCACGTGAGTGAGAAACTTATCTACGAAGAACTGCTGGCGGATGCGGGACATCGGGTTCTGGTGGTCCAGACCCATAAGACGGTCGGCCTGCTCAATCTGCGTTCGCTCCATCTCCACGCTGCCGGGGTTGTAGGCAGGAGTAGGCCCAAACTGAATCTCGCCCATACGGCGATAGGCGACCTTGACTCCCGGCCCCCATTCAGGCGCGGGCGTTCCCGCGGGGTACATAATGGCGGGAAGGGTGGCATAGCTGTTGCGGTCGATGCGGCTGTCGCGCTCAACCTTCACCTGCCATTGGATGCCGCGTAGTTGCTCGGGCACCGTGGCAAGCTCGTAGAGACGTTTGTTGTCCTCGCCCAGCTTGGTGACGACAAAGGGGTAGTCGTCGTACCCGTTGAGCAGTTCGTGCTTCGCAAACTTCGGCTCCTCGGAGGTTCCGTAGTAGTTGTTGTGGAAGACGGTGCAGTAGATGCCTTCGGACTTGTCTTCCTCGGAAATCAGCCGCTGATAGCAGTAGATGACCTCGTAAAGTTCAGTCGTCTGCTCCTGCGCGATGCGGGTGTACGAGGTGTTCGTCCGGGGATCGTTCATATCCACGGAAGTCACTTGCATCTCAATGATCTTGTCCGCCCATTCGGAGTCCCAACCCTCCGTAGCCACCTTGTTCTTGATCTCCTGAGCGGTCATCAGGACACGCCAGAAGCAATACGGAGCCTTCTGGGGGTCGGTCGTGTAGGCAGGGAAGAAAACATCCCCATCAGGAGCCAACGCAGCGACTTTGGGGCAGTTAACCGACTGGCGAACCACCGGGAACTCGGCAGAACCCTCTTTCCGCAGCTCTTTCAGGGCTTTCTTCGCCCGCTTGTCGGTTAGATTGTCGAACTGACCCTTCAGAAGCTGCACAACCTGCTCATCTGACTTCCCATCGAGGATGATCTGGGCCAGATCGGGGCTCACCTGAGCAATCTGAGCCAAATCCAGACGCTGAAGGAAGGTTCGGTTCTCCTTCTGCCACCCAATGTAGGTGACCATAATCCCCCGTTCTAACAGGTAGTTGGCACCCAGCTCCATCTGACGCTTAAAGTCAGGGATGTAGGAGGCCACCATCCACTTGAGGAAGGCACTCACCACCCGCGCCCGACCCAGATCGTCTATTTCGATGGGGTACGCCCGGATGTGCGCCCGATTGAGCGCAGACATAAACAGCGCAACATAGGTGTTGATACGCTCGTCGATGACTTGCACCTCCGAATCCGCCGCCCCTTCGAAGGGGAAGGCGTCGCTCCCGTGCTTACGCAAGTCCTTGGACTTTCCCGGCCAGATGTTTCGGCGGTAGTCATAAGAATCGCGGGTACTCTGCAAGTACCAGTCCAGATCGTTGATCGTCGTGTCGTAGGCGTTCTTCAGCGCGGCGACATTGGGAACCGCCCGGACGTAGGTCAGGGCTTCATTAAGGTCATTAGTTTGCATTCAGTTTGCGCTGGAGATTCTGGACGATTGTATACGCAACGCCCTTGTGCGCCCCTATTTTGTCAGCCAGCAGTTCTGGGTTGATTGGCTGGTACTGAGCCGTGAGGGTACGGGTCAAAATCTCAAACCCCAGCAGACGGTCCATCTGCTCAGCCTGCCAAGCGGGGTTTAGGGTGATGTCACCGTCCGAGGACTTCATGACGGTAGGTGGTTCCCTTCTCGTCGGTGATGACATCGACAAAGATCGGTTTACCAATCAGCTTATCACAATCGCGGGGTCGGACGGCTACGGGAACAAGCCCCTTGTCCTTCTCCATTAGGCAATAAACCCAATGCGGATTGGGAGCGCGGCGAATCACCCGCATCTGCAAACGCTTCGGCACAGCCTCGGGGACAGCCACAGCCAGTCGGAGTTTCTCCGCTCCTTCCTCCGTAAAGAACTTCCGACCCTCCACGGTCAGGTACTCCCCTTCCGCCAGACGCTCATCCCTCAGCTTGGCTAATTGGAACTTGGTGATGCCAAGTTCCGTACACAGGTCATTGAATGCGATCATCAGTAGGCCCTTCCAGTCGGTTTAATGGTTCGAAGTGAGTTGGGGTCGATAAAGCGAATGCCGGCCACCGCCGCATAGCGAATGCAGTCGATGGGGTCTTTCCACGCCTCGTCCTGCCCACCATCCGCCGTGTATTCCTGAAAGGCTTGGATGATGTTCTCGCAGCGGTCCGAGATGTAGAGGTGAGGCCGATTCAGGGAATCGACCGGAGCCTTCTTGTTGTACGAAAGCTTGGTCTGGATGGCCTGCAATCCATCCTCGATGTCCAAGCCGGGGGCTGGGAGGAACACTAGCCCGGCATCCTCAAGGTCCGCCATAACGGACGATACGCCGGTTTGCGTCTGATATTTGGCTGCACCTAACCGAGGATCGATCAGTCGTTCAAAGATTGAGTCGTTCGTATCCGACTCCATCCCCGTGATCAGATCGACGTAATCGCGGATGCCATAACCCAGACCCTTAGACCCCTCTCCCCCAATCCACTTACCCCCGTGCCATCTGGCCCACTCCCCGACATTCACATCCGGCCATTCCCGATAAATCCACCACGTATCCGACTGGTCCACGGCAATCCACGCCATAAACCAGTTCTTCCGCCCAGCAGGGTCGAGGATGAGATACTTCGTAGTTCCCTTTAGGTTGATCGAGTCGTGGGCTACGACGTTCAGGTCTCGGCTGAAGTTGGGAAACTTCGTACTGACTGACTTCGTAGCAATGCCATACGCACGGGTCAGAATCTCCGCTTCCGGCCTATTGGCTAGGTCTTTGGCGATACGGTCGTAACCACCGAAGGGGTTGTCTCTACTGTGGAAGTAGATGATCCCGGCATCCCGGTTCCTTGAACGCTGTAGGTATGGGACGTTCCGGCCACCCAGAAGCTCGGCGGGCTTAGATCGGATGGTCTCCGCTCCCTGCACGTAGTCTCGGACAACTTCGGTGTAGCCGTCGATAGGTGTAAAAGTAACGACCAGCTTGCTGTTGCGAGTAGCAAGGCGGAAACGAAGAGTGCTAAGGAGTTCCGGTCCGACCAGATACTCATCACACCAAGCGCCAATGTTGATCCAGCTAGGATTGCGGCACCCCAACTCAGCACCCTCAAGGATTGTGTCGTTGTTAAGGAATTGAGCATACGTCTTAAAGATGATGGAACTCTTGCTGACGGGCAGGATGAGGCTGGACTTGGAGAAGCC